CACACTATTATACGTGGTAAGCCAGTACAAGTACAGGACTTGAATGGACACAACTATATGGAAAGTTGTGGACAAAGAGTCAACTTAGGTTACGGTTGGATGAACATAGATGTTGCATGGTCTGATGCGTTTGAACTTATAACACGTGATGGTTGTGCTACCACTGCTGAATTACACAGTGATCATCGCAATGATCAAAATTTTGTCAGCAGAGAATTATTAATGGTTGATATTGATTCGGGAATGACTATTCCAGAATTGTTTGAAGACGATTTTTACAACACATATGGTGCAGGATTTTATGCCACACCTAGTCATACACTAGATCAACATCGTTTTCGTATTATGTTTAGAGCTGAAACTCCTATAACAGATAATGAACGTGTTAAATTGGTTATTATGGCGCTGATGCGTGTTTACAATCACGCAGACATTGCTTGTAAAGATTCAACTAGAATATTTTATGGCACACCCAACTGTGCATTTTGTGAACGCACAGATACTGTATTGCCCAATGCAATGATTGAAGCATTGATTGAAATGGAATTGGCTTTTAGAGCAGAATCTGCTCCCGAACCCACTGCATTTGATCCTGCCAACTATACCCCAAAAACAATCAATGACATAACTGTGTTGTTGGATCAATTGAGAAAGCACTACGCAGATCTAGAACACAACGATAGACTAAGTGTTGTGTGGGCAGTGATGAGTGAAGGCATATCTGGTGCAGACACTATTGCTTTGATGCGTAATCGTTGGTCAGATGTTGACAAGACACGTAAATATGAATCCATGGTCACAGGACGTAGCCGCAGTGATATTACTGTGGGAACCATATATCATATGATTAGACGGTTTGATGCCAATTATGGTCGTGCCGCTGTGCCCACCATCACAACTGACCGTGGAGAAAAGATCTACACTGGAATTGATGCAATTCAAATATTGCAAAAGGAACGATATAAAATGAAAGGTATTATTAAAAATGGATAAGAGATTTGATTTATTGCCAACAGTAATGAAGGATGCTATTGATTGTTTACAACAATTACACAACACTCCTGACAGTTTGGCAATGCCAGCAGTATTGGGTATTGCCAATCTTGCGGCCATGCCGCACTATAAGATTGACACTATCAAGTTTGGTATTAAACCCATTAGTTTGTACATACTTTGTATGTTGCCAACTGGCATGCGTAAAAGTACAAACTACAACGAAGTAAGTGTGGGCATTGAACGTTATGAACAACTGCAATGGGACAGACTTAAAAATGATGAAGTACGCTTTGAATTAGATCAAAAGGTATTTAAAAAAGATAGTGCAAAATACATAAAGGATCAAGAAGAAAATGGTGCATTTGGTTCAGTGTCGGCTCCACAACCTGTGCGTCCAAAAGAAACTGCTGAATATAGATTGAAGAAAGCCACATTGAATGGCATCATTGATCAACTAAAGTCACAGCCGTTTGTGGGCTTGTTTAGTGATGAAGCTGGTGAGTTTTTTAATGGACACAGTTTTCAAGGCGGTAGAGATGCACAAAGCAAAAGTATTGAAATGTCAGCAGCATTGACCACCATGTGGGACGGTGGTATTATTACTCGACAAACTGGTATGGACAGTACACGTTTGAATAATCGTGCTGTGAACATGATGTTTTTCTTGCAAGAAGAAACTGTGCGTGAATTTATTAATAATCCTGTGTTTAGTGCCCAGGGCTTTGTGCATCGTATTTTGGTAACACAATCCGGCACAGTGGCAAAACAGGCATTGGATTTGAGTGATCAAGCAATTGCCGCAGACAACGTGATTAGAACACGTTTAAATCCATTTCACGATCGCATTGAAAACATAATCAGTCAACGATTACAATTACGTGAAGATCGTAATTTTGAACTAGCTCCAAAAATATTAAAAATAAATGACAAAGCACGTATGGTGTTTGCACATTTTCATAATGAACGACTAAATTCAGTGGATGAAGAACTGCGTAATTGGGCAGGCTTTGGTGAACGACTGTTGGAACATGCACTACGTATTGCTGGCACATTGGCAGCGTTTGAAGGCGCTGCTATGATAACAGAACAACATGCAGCTTGTGCTATGGATTTAATGGATTTCTTTATTGAACAACGCATAAACTTACAGTTGGGCATTACCAGTAAGAATATGGCACAGACTTTGGGTGTGGAACGTCTAGCAGACTGGATGCAGGAACATCAATTCAATGGCACACGCAATGACATAAGAAAAAAACTACGTTGGTTTGCCAGTTTAACTGAATCTGAAAAGGACCAATTGTTGGAAGATTTGGTACGTAGTGAACAAATTGAAGTGCAAACAGTTGTGGCCCCAAATCATAAAAAGGTCACAACCTACACTTGGATTGGTAAATGATTGTCACTGTTGATGTCACTTTGTGTCAACCTTGTGTCAACTTTGATTGAGAACAAGGTGGACAAAGTTGACAAAGTGACGGGCTGTACTATAAAACGAGATTTTCATTAGTATTCTTATGTATTTTAATGTTTTTTATCTAATTCTCGCTAACAAGTGTCACTTTGTCAACTTTGTCCCCCGCAAAGTTGACAAACAGCCGAGCCAAAAAAAAGCCCCAGAACGGGGCTTACCAAGTGAACAATCGATTCGGGCAATGGCGATAGCCTAAAAAAGTCACCCAGCCAATTATTTACCGTAAATACCTGATGAGTGAATATGAACCTCCCAGTACCATACGCTTGCCCACAGGTGCAGTCGTTCAGGTTGCGGATCTGGTACGTGAAGCCAATCAGAATATAGAACGCTACAATTTACGAACTGGTTTCAATACTGCTATCTCACACAGAGCTACCAAATATACCTTGGCAGATCGACAATGGCAAGCAGCCAGCACACAGGCAGAAATTCAACGTAGATATTCAGTTACCGCTCCACAAGCACGTAGTATCAAATGGCAAGCTAGGAAGATTCTGAACAAATTTTATGTAGACGCAGAGTCTAATTCCTAGTATAATTAACTTGATTTTACGCTATAACCATCTCCTGCGTGACGATGGTCGGAAAGGCTCATAATGGTGTGAGCCTTTCTTTTTGAGCGTTTTGCTGTGCGTTTGGGCAGCTCACGGAAAAGGATTCTTAAAAAAGGTCACGCTAAATAAACATATGGAACAGAATAAACAACCACGTTACCGAGCCAAGGCGCCCACCAGAGGTGGTGCCAGAGCTGGAGCCGGCCGCCCAAAGGGTAGTACCAACAAGATCACCATGGAAGGCATCCTGGCAAACCTGGATGTTCATCTTGGTGTAAGTTATGCTGAACAAATAGCCATCAACTATGCCTCAGCCCTGAACCGTAGTGATTGGTCAGGTGTACGTGATTACGATAAAGTATTGTTGGGCAAGGTAGTGGCAGACAAAACAGAAGTCACCCGAGTGGACTCAACAGAAGCCATTGAACAACGTCAAGCTGTGTTTACAGAGGCCCTGATGGCCTTGGCAGCTATACCACAACCTGGTGCTAGATCACAACAGGATAAATAAAACTATGCCATTGATTAAAAGTACAACAAAACCAGCATTCCAAAAGAATGTCAAACGCGAAATAGCTGCAGGCCGGCCTCCCAAGCAAGCTGTGGCCATAGCCTATGCTACCAAACGAGCAGCAGCTAAAAAAACTGGGCGGAGTAAAAAGTAATGGCACAGCGGCCCAGGATGAAAGGTGTTTATAAACTTAATCCTACGTCAGCTGTAATGAAGTCAGGTAGTCGAGCGGCTCGTCGTGCTGTTACCAGTAACGTGCCAGGATTTAAAACAGTTAAACGAGTAACAGTAAGTAAGGCTTCAAAGCCAAAAGGAAAAACAAAATGAAGAACAAAGCATTAGACAGCAATTTAGATTTTGATGGTATGGCTGGTAAGGGTTATAGTCGCGACAGCCGTTCAGGCGTTTGCGCCAACCCATACTCAATAGGCGATCGAGCCTTGAGCCAGAATTATGGTCGTGGTCCTACAACAGGCAACGCCAGTTCAAGTCCAGCACGTATGGGCATGCCAGCAGCACAGAAAACCATAGCCACAGCAGCAGGCGGCGGTCCCATCGTTGGTCGCACTGAAGTTAAAAGTTTTGGCAATGCCAGCAAGATTAACATGGGCATGGGTCCACGTAAAGGAAATGAATAATGGCTTTTACAGTTATAGGTAACACCGTGCGACTAGCACCCACAGCAGGCCCCACAGCCAACGTGGCCAACGTTGTGACCAAAACAAACACATTCCGCCTTACCAATGCCAGTTCTACAGTCTATGCCTATGCAGGCGTATTCGCAACCTATGCTGATGCCATAGCAATGGACCATCCAAGTGTGGGCACTGATGGTGGCGGCTTTATCCTAGCACCAAATGAATCGACTACGGTGATTGCCAACTTTGGATTACAACTGTTAGAAGATCAAGCCAACGTGTATTGTGCAGCAATCACAAGCACAGGTTCAACAGCAGTATTCTTTACGCCAGTTGCTCCTGGTTCAGCCTAAGAAAGAAAATTATGAAATACTCCAACAAAGTTAGAATTAACGAAGAAACAAATCCTGGTTCACGCAGCACAAAGAATATGTATGGTGTTGCTGATGTCAATGCCAAGCAGGGCCCACGCACAGGCAATGCTGGTACTGCCAGCAAGCGTAGTGAGTTCCAGTCAGCCAAAGAAGAACGTAGTCCGCTTGCTGATGTTATTGCTCGGGCATTTGGTGCTAGAGCACAGGATGACAAGATCAATCCCAAGCTGGAACCAGTGAGTGCAAATACTCGAGTGAAGTTTAAGAAGTAATAAGTATTATTGTATTACAACAATAATATTTCGATTAAGGTTTTCAAGTTGTCCTTAACAACTTGATCATTGAATTTACTAGAAAGGAACAACAATGAAAAAGCCAACACGCCCAGAATCTACCTGGGGCACGGAAGAAGAAGCTGCTGCACAGGCAGCTGATCCAATTAAAAGCACCACCAATAATAGAACAGTTAAGACCGTAGAGTCTGAACCCTTGTACGACCTTGATGGTCTCATGACAGACTTTCCCACAGCCAAAGAACTTGAGAAGTTTGTGTTTGATCAAACAGGTTTTGTATTGAACCTAAAAGGTCGTAGCAACAAGTTCAAGTATGCCACAGCAATGGATGTGCTGAATGGTGCCAATCCAGAAGACTACATGTTGGGCACAGAGAATCCATACCTAGATCGCAACGATCTAATTCCCATCGACCCAATGAAAACAATCCCACCAATCCCTATGGATGTGGATGGTGCTGCCATTGTGACACGTTTTGATAGCAGAGCTTTCCCACACCCAGATCCAGATTGGAAAGCTTCAGGACAAAAGTGCGATGTGGTGTTTAAGAAATATACCAACAACGTTATTACCTATGAAGTGATTGGTCCAATATCAACCCGTCCAGTTGGCGTTAGAGTCAACAAGTTTGGCAAAGAAGTTCCTGAGAAATATGAATGGGTTGACCCACGCACAGGAGAACAAGTTATCCGCAATGTGAATGGCATGCTGACTCCGTTAGGCACACGCCTGCGTAACTTTATGCAGCGAATGAAAGTAAACAAAAGCAATCAATGGGATGTATGGATTGATCGTGAATTTATCATTGGCGATACAAATTCAATGAGTGACAACCCGTGGGGTAATTAATTGGAACAAGATAAAATACAACGTCTAGTCCAAGACACCAAGATCCTACAAAAGGTAAATGCAGCTCACAGAGAAGGCTTTGCACAAAAGTATCCGGGCCAGGTAGAACATTGCCTGCGCCTGGTTATGGAAAGACTACAAGCTGGTCTTGACAAGCGTGATGGTTGTGATGTAGGCGACCCAGATACCTGGAGAATGAGCACACGTGAACTGCAAGAGTTGACTCAAGCAGCACATCAGCTGGACCAGATACATCAAGGATTAACTGCCCAATGACACAACCCGCCGTTAGAAATCAACAGTCAGCAGTCTATGCTGGACGAACAGGACATTGGTGTGTGATGGACCATCCTGGAGAAAGCAATAGAAACTTTCAGGACTTGGTCAATTACTACATTGATCAGAACCATTGGGGCCTATTGATACCTGAAGGTTCTACCTGCATTGACATTGGTGGACACTCAGGAGATACTGCTGTGCCCATGTTGATGGCCGGTGCAGCCACTGTGTTGAGTATGGAACCCAATCCTAATATCAAACCGTATCTAGATCATGTGGCTCGACTAAATTCAGACCTGGGTCGTATCATCGTCACAGACCTAGCAGTCACAACACACGCACAAGACTTGACCATTTATGACCACAGCAATCAACTGTGCAATGGTGGCATCATTGATCCTACCTGGAGTCCACAAATGACACAACAGGTCATGGCCATGGCTCAACAAAACGTTGCCTGTCGTGGAGACACCCTGGAATCCATATGTCGACAATATCTTACACGTCAGGAAATCAATCGCATTGCTCTAATCAAAACAGATACTGAAGGACATGATGCCAGCATCCTAGACTCCAGTCGTGACTTTATAGATTCCGTTCGTCCTGCTATTATTACAGAATGGTTCTGGTTGTCAGGCGCTGAAGAAACAGCTCGCTTGTTTGCGATCATACACAGCATGAATTACATAGCATTTGATCCCATGACTTTAACGGTATCGGATCCTGCAGTACGAACAGATGACCTGTTGTTGATTCATGAGAGCCGTCTTGACGACTATCCTGGACTAAACTGTGCTGCGGGCGTATGAGCCATATTGTAGCTAACTTGCCGCCTGTAAAATGTTTTGTACGTAGAGAGTTCCTATACGATTTTGAATCGGGTCACGGTGAATTTGAACCAGTGTGGTGGATCTCAATAAAGAGTCTACGTGGTCAAGCATTTCGTATTGAAAGTTATCTTAACCATTATGGTGCCTTGTATGACAAGTTGCCCCTGCATGCCTATTGTTGGAAGCCGATCGAAGGTGAACCTTTGCCGCTAGACTATTTGCAATTATGGGACTGTCTCAGTTACGATATCACTGTGATCAAAAAAGCACAGTTACAAAGTATGCGTTGCCGATTCAAACTCAAGTCAGGAGCGTGGATGTCGGGTGAATACATGTTCACTGTGGATTCAGCACACTCTGACTTTAACACATTAGACACTGGCTTCAGTGAAGATGTAGAAGATCACAAAAGCTACAACTTCATACGCTGTGACAATGGACAGTTTGCTGCACAACCCAACAACAGACTAATTATATTAGAACCCAGTAGCAATCCGCAGGAACTCAAACAACCTGACTTTAGAGTGGCCACTCGACGTTGGTCAGTGGAAACAGAACCCAA